GTCCATCATTAGATAATACTGTATACTTGGCATTTGCATACCAAAGAACATCTCCAAACTTTAGCCAATCTCGATCTAATACTACGTTAATATCTCCTGAATAAGTTCGTTCAAATCCTAATACAAATACTGGTGTCATTGTTTAAATTTATTTAGTGTTTTAGATCCAGTATAACTCATTGCTGATTTAAGACTATTGATAAAACCATTTAAATAAGGATATTCATCTTGATTAGAACTTCCATTTAACCATTCATTTAGTGTCCATCTTACAGGTACCCATTTAATAGAACCTTCACTTGATTTAACACACTTAGAATCCCAATACTTATAATTTGCATTGTAATAATCTTCTTCTGTTTGATCCCCGTCACTATACTTAGCATAATCTTCTTTAAAATTGTCTGCTATATCATTATTAATAACTTTTAGCCAGTTTTCATAAGAACCGGGTTCCTTATACTTTCGTTGTTCTTCAACAGTTGACATTCCAGAGATTTTAACTTTAACAGAGCCAACACGATCTTCTGCATTTATGTAACGCTCTTTTATTAGTCTGGCAGCAGAAATGTTATTTATTGGACAATCAAAAGAATTGTCATAAAAACAACCTTTCTCTCCAGCGCTCTCTACACACTGAGCGAATAAACCACCAACCATAACTAAATCTGCACCAGAATTAAGCAACTTAATGATAGCAGCATAACCATTATCATTAAAATTATATTTCTGTTGACACAGCTTAATATAAGATGAGATACCATCTGCTACTATTCTAACTTTACATAAATGAATATGTTCCGCTTTCTGAATTTGATTTGGAGAATTTGTTTTGGCAAAAGCTTGAATATTCATTTTTTGTATTTTTCTACACCAATAAATGAGTTCTCCCAAATCTTCTTGACCAACACCCGTATTATTCGTAGTATTGCAACCAGAACCACCACCAATTCCTACTCTAATATAATCTACACCTGTTTTAGCTAATTCTACAAAAGCTTCTACAGAGGAAACATTACCTGCCATAATTACAAGACTATCCCCATGAATCTTTTTAGCTTCTCTGATGGCATTATGTAATTTTTTAAGATGGCCTGCAGCAGTATCTATGCAAACAGATGTTTTTACTTTGTCTCCGGTGGAATTATGAAGAAATCCATCATCAGTTGTTATAAAATCTTGAATAAAATCATCTAATGAAAAAGAATCAAAATAGTTTTCGTCTGAACAATATTGATAACTTTCATCCATGTATTCCTTTCTTGGCATACAAACCTTAATTTTACTATTAAGGTATATACTAGCATTGTGTTTATCAACAACAGAATACATATTACTCGTTATTAAGGGTAAAAAGCAGGTTGCATCATAAGGCACACATTCTGAACGACTCTGTATATCAGTTACAGCACACTGTTTTATCATTTAAAATTTGATTTAATATTGAAATATTTAAGCATTCTTGAGTGGATCCTCCAGCCCATGCTCTTTCGTTAAACTTGTTCATCTACTGTTGGTTCGCTAAATAATGTGGGTTGGGATTGGATGATTGAATACTGCTTTTTTGCTGCGATTATTCTTTGATTACTTAGTTCTACATAATCTATTGGCTCTTTTTTATGCAGTAGTACGCCTTCGTTTTTTTCAATCCCTATAAATCTCCGATTTTCCAAGGCTGCGGCTACTAAAAAACTACCGCTCCCACAAGTGTTATCTAATACTATATCATTTTCATTTGTGTAAGTTTTAATCAGATATCTGCCAAGTTCAACAGGCTTTTGAGTTGGGTGTAATACCTCTCCTTCACTTTCTGCTGTTTTACAATAAATATAATCATCGTGCCCGTTTAACCCGTTTTCGTAAAATACTACATCATTAGGGTATCTTTCTCCGTTGCTTTTAACGTGTCGAGGCTTGAAGTCGCCATAACTCCCTGAATATTGGTCTTTCCTAATGCCTTTGTCGTAAGGCTCTCCATTTATCATTTGAGGATTATAAGTTGGCTGTTTCTTGTAAAAAATACAAATATCTTCATGTTTTCGGAGTGGTTGAATTTTAGCGTTTAAAAAATTGGTGGGCTTTGACTTAATCCACACGATTTTGTATTTGAATAATTTTTCATTGCTTAAAATAAGTTTGGCTGTAAACAGCCCTTGTGCTGTCAAAACGATTGCCCCATTTTCCTTTATTATTCTTTCATACTCTGCCCAAAGTTTGTTCAACGGAATGACGCTGTCCCACTTGTTTTGGGTAGTTCCGTAGGGCAAATCGCACAAAATCATGTCAATGCTACCGTCGGGGAAGTTTTTCATCACTTCCAAACAGTCTCCTTGCACGACTTTGTTAATATATCCTTCTAAATCCTTCATTTTTTCTCACTTTTTTAGTTGAACAAAGGACAAAGGTACAAAAAACTCATCCTTTGGAAGCGCAAAAAAGGCGGCGAAGCCGCCGCCTGACCTACTATTTAATCCTTTAGCTTTTTGTTGTATCATTATATAATAGTAAAAAGTATAGCGGTAGCCAATATTAAAGCTCCAACAATACTTATAACTAAACAATCTCCCTTACTATTTTCGGGAGTTTCTATAACATCATCTGAATCTAACTCACTAAGAATCTCAATATGATGTTCTTCATAATCTGGATATAGCTCGTCTTTTATCATAGCAACATATTTAACACCGTTAGTACAATAGCGCCAATAAGTAACCACATAATTATGTCTTCGTCATCTTCTGCAACGTTCCATTTTTTCATTGTGTGTGATGTTTTAACCAGACTTGCAAGAGTAATAAATATACTCTTATATCTGTAAGTTTTTCTTCTGAATAGGCGTACACCGGCACCACACCTTGTTTAATATCTTGAATCATATCTAAATAAGATACAAGATGCTTAGTAAGAAACCCGTGTAATTCAGTAATTACGTCAGAATTATTTAATACCGCAGCTCTTTCAAAGTTATGGAAAGGATTGTTATTTCTTCTATATTCTTTTCCTTTAACCAAAAGAATATCTTCCATGTGTTGTTGAAGTTCCAACACATATTCATTAAATTGCTGTTCTGTCATAATCTAAATTTCACTAAAAAATGTTGATCTGATAGGGATAATTACTTCATTTCTTTCGTTCACAGAAAACCCGGATTGAGCACTAAGCGCATCCATATCTGTTAAAATAGAAGTTTCATCGTCTATTTCACAATATTGTTCTCCACTACCTTCCCACCAATTAGCAAAAGCCAATGCTTGTTCAGCAGTTTCAAATCCTTCTAGAATTACTTTAAATTTATTCATTGTTTATTTAGTTTTATTTTACAAGATTCACATAAATAATAAACCCATCCTGATTCAGTAGGTGTAATATTACAATCTTCACAACCACATTCTTGGCAAATAAGAATGGATCTATTTTCATATTCAGTAATTAATTCATAAATTTCTGGGGTAGCCTGATGAACATAAAATCTCAATACACCAAACTTTTCTTTCATTTGAACACACGTTATTTGGTACCCAAGTTTATCGCTTGATTCCTGGATTTTTGTACATAGTTCATCTACTAAAGGAATCCATGTTTCTGGAACATGCCACCCAATATTATAAACCTTTTTATCAAAAATCTTAGTGTGTTTTGCAATTAACTCTTCTAATCTGAACATTGAACTTTTTCAATTGGAATAAGAACCGTATTGTCTATAATTTCTGGCTTCATATTTGAATATGCGATTGTTGCTGCGGGAAATGTCCCATCTTTAAATAAGAAAAATTCCTCATCACTATTGGTAAACCAATTTACCCAATCCAATAAGTCTTCTTCTGTTTCAAATCCTTCTAATATTACTCTAAATTTACTCACGGTTCTTGAAATTCTAATGATTTAAGAATTTTACTATCGCTCATTCTTTTTACAATCCAGTATTTACCAGATTTGTGATAATAAGCATCTATTTTAGCTCCTGGTTTTGCAGGATGTTTTCCTTTCGCATATAGTTCAACAGATCTTTTAGCCTCAGCTTCTGTTACACAAAATTTAGTCCAGTTAGAATAACTAACTCGATCTATTTTTTCTTGCAATTCAGGCAATGAAATATCAAACATGTATGGATAGTTGAGGACCACCCATAATAAATCGACTATTGCATCTTTTACTCCCTCTCGATCTTTGTTCTTATGCGCGTCAATTAGTTCGTTTAACTCTTCTTGAATTAAGCTTACACATAAGTCATGTTGTTCTTCAGATCCTAATTGCGGAACACCGGCTGTTTCTAGCCATTTATATATATCTTCAATCATGTTTCTTTTTTATTTTTGATAAATACGCTTTCTTCAAACATTCCGGTCGCATCAAGATTTGGTAATTGGTGACCCAGATCCTGTGGATTATAGAGGTTAATATGTTCAAATACTCGTTGACCTTTTCGTAATCTCGCTTCTTGATCTTTAAGAAACTGGGCCTGTTGTTCCGAGGAAAGTTTATTAAATTCTGCCACTGTCATAATTGTATATTTCTTGATTTAAGCATGGAGGAATATCATATTCCGAGTGCTCGGTTAAATGTTCTTTTCTTATACTATTACCAAAACACGTTTTCAAAAATTGAAGATATTCATCTTCATACTCCTTGTTTTTACAAAGAACTTGTTTTATTTTTACATTGGTTGGAAAACACATTGCAAGTTGTGCTTGCGTGTAAATTTTACTATAAGCACCTTCCAAAAAAGCATTATAATTAATGTCCGGCTTTACAATAAGTTTATGTAAATTCTTACTAAAGATAGAGTCTTCAATTAGTTCTCCGTTTTTGTCTAATATTTTTATACATTCTTGCAAATCCAAATTAGTCTGTTTCAGTTTTATATATAAACATAGTTGACTATCCTGTAAGCTACAAGCAGTTATCTGATTTTTTATCTTTAATAAGGCGTCTCTACCTTTTAATAACATTAACGCAGGCATCAAATATAACCAACATCTATTTATATACTTGTCTTCTCCAACACAATCTGCAAATCTCTCTTTGTTATTGTATAATATCACTGGGATTATAATTTTTAATTAATTCAAGAAATAACTCGTATGTCATTGTAACTTGAAATAATTCTGGTTCTGTTTTACCTTTAGTTCCATTCATTTTATGAATCAAAACATACGGTACTCTATGAATCAAATGATTCTGTGGATAATTTTGTGCGATTAAAGCTTTCATTTCTAAATACAACTTTTCGTATTTAGGTTTTGCTTTGTTATATCCAGCTTTGCACTGTACCAAAAATGGTAGACCGCTTAAATCAATTTTTGAATCGTCTAACAATTTAGACGTTTCTCTAGTAGTTTTAACAAAAGGATATTGCTCTCTTAAATCTTTAGCAACTTGCTGTTCTAAGGTATTGCCCTTTCGTTTATTTTTATGCATATCTAATCTCCTCAATAATAGGAATAGGGTGCCTACCAGCAAGTATGTTACTAATATGACATTCGCTTAAGCCCAACACTTTCGCTAAAGATCTTATAGACTTAAATTTAATATTCCTACCATTAATCTGCAAAACAATATCTCTACCAAATGCGCGATTATCTTTTTCTCGCTGCTTATACAGTCCCCCATAAGTGGTTCCATTTAACAGATTGTTAATTGTTTGGGTATTAACCCCTAACGATTTTGCAATAAAGGTAATGGTTTCTCCAGAATTATATCGACGTATAATGTCCGATATATGTTTTTCAATTTTCATATCCAGTTTATTTTAGTTTGTCCTGATTCTTCAAGACATTTATTTACTTCATTATAAAATCCAACAAACTTAACATTTCCATGAGTTTCTGCTGCTGGATGATTTCTCATTATTTTGAAATGTAGTAATTCAGAAACATTTCCAGAATAACTTTGAGCCTGCTTTCCAAGAAATACAAATACAATACTGTTCATAGATTCTCTGCTTAATTTCATATCATTAAGCATCCAGAATAGAGTATTCATAAAATCTTTCCACAATTCAGCGTGTGCTCCAGCATTAAACTCTTGTGTACTTAATGAAGTATTAAGTAACATAACTCCTTGATCTACCCAGGATCTTAAACTACCATCAAAAGGAGTATCAATTCCCAAACTTAAATCACCACACTCTTGTGCTAATTCTCTAACCATTATGTTTAATGATGGTTGAAACTTATCTCCGCAAGCAAATGCATATCCAGTAGCAATTCCAGGTTGAGGATATGGCTATCCTCTGTTATCGTAGAAGTTTTTTATCATCTACTTCTGTATTTTCGTCTGTTATATACAGATCAGCATATATCTTCATTATTTCTAATGTTGGGCGCTCGTGGATGGATTATTGTTAGGCTCACCATCTATGCGTTGCACCTTTTAGATCCTTTTAACCTAGATCTAACTTGGCTCAGGGTTGTCCACTACTGGATATTCTCTGAATTCACCCAATTTATACAGAACCCCTTAACTTATATGTCATAGAAGGAATTATGTAAGGTTTAATTAAATTTTCAAAATGTGTTTTAGAAGAAGTTCTAATATACAAAGTTCTATTCTTATCAACTGTAGTATCTATGTTGAAATTTACCTTTAGTAAATTTTGAAGAAACACTATTTCTGGTAATGTAAAACCGTTTGTATAAATTTGATAACTTCTTTTGCAAATACAACCATCATCCATATACCAAATTGCTAAACCAAAAGCATCTAATTGCATTAAACTTTGATTATCAACTTGCTTTTTGTCATTTGGATAATAATCTCTTCTAAAATCATTAAAATACTTATGAGATTTTGATTTAAAAACAAGAGAAGTACATTCTCCAGATTTATATCTGGATGAATATGAAGTATAGCTTCCAAGTTTTTCAGGAGCAAGATTATATTTCTTAAGAAAATCTAATTTCCATTGAATGTAATCTTTCTGTTTTAAACCATGCCCAAATCCAATTCTACTAGATCTTTTATCTTCTAATCTACTTATACAACCATCTCCTAATATAGATCCCAACATAAACTGCGTTAGGTTATTATCAATATTTATTGACGATTGTCTATTAGATTTTAATTTTGCCTTTTGTAGAACAGCCGATATTTGTGTTTTAGATAATCCTGAAATATTAATAATTTCTAAATTTGTTAAACCTTTACTGTGTAATTCCATTACAATTTGTTTATTTGTCATGCTATTAGCTTTAAAGAATACCAAAATAGTATTCTAGTGCAAATATACATACTTTTGAACAAATAGTCAAATATTTTATGTTAAATATATGTTAATTTTTTTAATCCTGTCCTACAATTACCACTTTCAGATCTTCAGGACTTTGTGAGAAACACTTGAGTATTTTAGAAGGATTATCCGGGCATAACTTATGACCTGTTGCAATAACTTTTATAATAGTTTTATCCAGAATATCTACTAAACTCTTATCTCCTTCCAACACTTGAAAATATTTAAGCCATTCCGGATGTATCACTGACAATGCCGTCTGTGTTACTTTGTGTAATTCTTTCATATGTTGTATATGGATATGATACTTCCATAAATCTCTCATGATAATCGCAATTTGGATTATTACATTTGTGTGGATATTGTGGCGGATAAGTGCTTAGCACCATTCCCGTAGGTCTCAAAAATCCTGAAATACATTTTGGGCATTTAAAATCCACCTGTATTGTTTTTACTTCTATTCTTTGTTCCATTTATCTAATAGTTTTCACACTCTTCTTTTTGTTCTTTCGTCTCTTGTTCTGATCTAAAAACTGCTGCAGATAACATAAGATACTTGAAGAAGTCTTCTTCAGAAGATTTTATACAAAATGTTATTAGTTCTTTCATAAGTAACTATGTATTAATTGTTTAGTATTCTCTACTCCAAATTCCTGTATCATCTCATATTTATCTTTTGGATTACATTCTATAATTCTATATTCAACTCCGTACTTTTCACTTAACCTTTGACTTTGTTGTATCCCAGTTAAATCATTATCGTACATAAATATAATATGTTTAAACTTAAATTTAAGTTCGTCCATAATATTATCTGGAATAAAACAACCTTCATTCTGTACAGCAATAGCCGGAAGGTCTAAAAAATAATTAGACATTAACCTATCCTTTTGAGACTTGTCTATTATCAGGAGATCAGACCAAAGATATTCATCTATCTTATCATATCCAAATATGTCTTCTGTAGAACAGTTAGAATACCATCTGTTTTCTATTTGTTCTGGAAAGTATAATTTAACATTATTGGTCTTTGGAAAATGATAAGCTACAGTAAGGGTATTTTGATGTATAGAATTTTTATTCCACACATCTCCAAACTTAATCCAATAATCTTGAACCAGGTAAACATGTTCTTTAATCAAAGTTTCGTGATCTAAGAGATACATATTATACTTGGGCCATTGTTTTGGGGTAAATCTTATTTCAGGACGTAGTTTATTTGTAAACTTTCTAGTAATATTTCCAGAAGATTGTCCTGTATCTATTAGTTCCAAAGCTTCTTGAAAAGAACAGTTTTTAATGTATTTTACAACATCTATACAACTCCAATAAAGCTTATTGTTAAAGGCCGTATTTTCTACAAAATAAAGAATTCCCGAATACCATGTAAAACGGCATCCGGGAATCTTGTCATTTCTAAACGGACTTAAAAATCGTTTATTTAAATCAGGATAGATGTTCAGATATTGTAAGAATACTTGTTCCTGACTTATCCTATTTAATACGTCCTGTGCTACCCTATAACTGGGTGCGCACCCTTTGTACATAGGCTATTAGTTCCAACCTCCATTTGGATTAGCTGGTACATAGTTTACACAATCCTCTTCCTTAAAGTTTTGAAGATCGTAAGTAAACAAATGCTTAATAATTGGATACGCTTGTGTTTGACCTGGGCCAACTACAAGGCTTGCCTCATAGTTTTTCTTAATTGCATCTTTATACCAATCTGTTACCTCTGCGCCATGAAACCATGTTTTTGGATTTGCGCAAATAGATTGATACTCCTTACTCACAATAGATCCGTCCGTTTGAGTAACAGGCTTCTTTTGTACGGTTAATACCATTACAATAGATTTATTATTTTCTGTAGCCCATTTTGCAAGATTATTAAGTCCTGTATAATTACCAGCATATAAACTTGCCGCATCTTGTTTAAGTGTTACCATTTGTTTGTAAAAATCTTCACCTGAAGATGTTTTAAAGTTAATTAACTTTTGGATAAAGATAATTAACTCCACTTCACCAATTACAAGTGGTTTATGATCCTTAAACTGCTCTTTCATTACACCGAAAGAGTCTTTCGCGTATGTTACAGAACCATTACTAGAGATCACTTGATAATTTCCACTTTTCTTAATTTCTGGATTATTTCCAATATTAATAATAAACCTTGTTGTCACATCTGCTGCAGGTGAATGCAACCACACATGGATGGGACGAACCGTATTTTGATTCAAGTCTTGTGTAAGATCATAATTAGGTTCTGTAACTGACTCACGGCCAGTCCAAGCTTTAATTTGCTCTGCTGTAGGATTTACTCCCAATAAGTTAAATGCTGTGATACCTGTTTTAGGTGAGTATCCCCCACCTTGATTTGATTCTGATGTGCCTGAGTACATATTATTGGTTGAATTGATCGTAATTAAGGTTGGTTAAAATATTAGTTACTGCTGAAGTAGCTGTTACAGCACTTGGGCTCTCACAAGTTACAACATATGGTGGAGCGTAGGGGTTAATTGTTGGTGGTGGAGTATAAGGAACCTGAACAGATGTATAAATATCTGCAGGATTATTAAACGGGTTTTCAGGAGGATTTGCATAAGGCTTAGACATGCGATCAAATAAGTTCGAAAGCTGTGGAATCTCAGCACTTTTACAAGATACCGTCCATCCTTCTTCATATCCAATACTTTCTAATGCTTCTACACATTGCGTAAAATCATCTACACTACCGTCTCCGGTAAAAGTAATTTGTTTTTTCTCAAAATCAACTGTTAGTTTCATACTTTGTTTTTAATTTAGCAAGTACATTACATCTTTCGCCCCAATGTTCTGAAATAAAACTTTCTGCTTCTTGTAATGCAAATTCACTCATAGATTTCAAAATACAGGTTAACACTTCTGGCATTATCCTTTCGTCACAAACAAGATCTGAAAGATCTGCGTTTAAATCAGTAAGTAGGTTGTGGGTTAAAATTTGTACTGCTGTCATTTAAATGAAGATTTTATTCCATTCATTAGTGAATACTCGTTTCTCACCGGTTTTAACAAAGTCTGGATTCTGAAGTTCAAGAATAACAAATTCTCGTCCCGCAATATGCTCTTGCCTGGCACCTGTAGCTAAATCCTGTTCATGGGAAACAAAAGAAAGTAATGTTTGATTTGGATTAGTTGGATTTCTATATAAGAAGCCAATACCATCAGCATCACTTAATACGATCATTTTGAGCTTACCTGTTAAAGCAACATCTTTTGCAGTAAGATCCTTACCCATCTTATTAATTGACGCGTCTTTACTATGCGCAATAAGAATTGTACAAATATTACACTTTCCATCTACAAGACTAAGTAATTTTTCAAACGCATCCCGTAAATAACCATAGCCACCTCCTTGTGGTAAATCATTAATTACATTATTACCCGTATACGTCTTACCCATTGGAGTTTGTTTATACAAAACTGTGGCATATTGTTTTGCATACTCTTCCAAAGATGTTGTGGTATCAACAATTAGATAATCATACTGCCACTTACCATTTTTAGTATAGTACGCTTCCAGTTGGTTTTTCAAATTGGTTAATACCGAAAGAATGTTTTCACTCGGATTTTGTCTAAGAATTTCTTTAATGTTAATAGACATACCGTCTACTGCTTGTGCGCCTTCTTCAAAATCAATATTTAATGCGTTTTTCAATAATGATGTTGCAGAAGTCTTACCCACTTTTGGGTGAGAATAAATTACGAGTTTCTTAGGATTTATTCTTTGAGCCTTTATGGGCTCTGTTGGTAAACTAAACATAGAACTTTGCTAGTTGTGGATTATTTATTTTTTTACCTCCGCTATCCACTTGAGCAGATGGAAGTTCTTCATATTTATTAGAACTTCCGTGAAAATACAATGCTTTAATAGCTCCTTCTTCACCATCTCTATGTTTAAGTATATGAACAGTCCTAAAGTGTCCTTTAAATAAAGGAACTTGATAACCACCATACATGGGAATTGGAGGATTAACACGAGCAGGATTAAATAAACCAAGAACAACCATATACTCTTGACCAACTAGTTTATTAACACCTAGCTTATCTAATGTAGGTTCTGGTCTTCCTAATTTAATATTATCTCCACTGTCTCCTGTCATCTCTTGTTGATGAACATTGACTACTATACATTGAAACTTTTTAGCTATAAACTTGTAACAATACTCAGACCACTTTCCCATAGCTGCGTGTTTAGTGCTTACATCTCCAAATGAAGATTTCTCCGCGTTTATACAACCAACATGGTCTGTTACCACAAGCACTTGAGTATCAGGGTTATTGTATTCAAAATTAAAAGACTGATACTTATTGCCCGCATCATCCATTTCAACAATACCCTCAACCTTTTTACCAAACTTAGACATGAAATCTTTCACATATTTATACATCCCTGTTGGATTAAATATATGATCCACAACATGAATACACAACTTCATGTCGTCTACTTCTGGTTGCACAACATCTAAAGCTTGTTTATGTTCATCTGTATAACCTGGATGATAACCTTTATATTGATAATATGTTAAATCTAAACCAAACTGCTCTTTAATCAGATCACATGCGATGCTGATCCAAAACTTTTCTATAGACTCTTCCATTGCAAAATATATACAATAGAAGGGTAGATTGTTCAACTTACAGTATTTATAGGACCAGACAACAAACGACCATTTAGTAAACTTGGTTTTTCCAACACCAGTACCCGCTGTAACACAATGTATTACACCCTTTAACCAACCTGGAATAACTTTATATAAATCGGGGTAGAGACCCTCGATATTTATAAACTTAGAGGACATTTTCTGCATAGTATGTAC